GTTCCAAACATACTTCTTCATGCTTAGATATTCTCGCTTCGTTCTTATCTGCTTTAGTTACCATAATCCTATCTTCTATCGTTTATACTATTTTTTTCTCAACAAATCTTTGTCCGCTTTTCTTGCTCCGCCTTTACCTGATACAAAAGATTTTACTCTTCCCATAGCCCAGGCATGTGCTGAAGTTTTCGGTCTTGATCCCGCAGAATAAAATGCACCTAAAGCCCCCTCCTGTACACCTTATTTAAAGTGCTTTCACTAAATCTTTTTGAACCTGGTATGCTAGAATATTTACTCATTTCTTTTTCTTCCTTAGTTTTTTAAAATCAGCTGCGGTTATTTTAGTACGAGGAGCAGCTACCCTCGCTAACTTCTTTTGTTTTGGACTATATTTACTGAATGGCATTATCCTTTACTCCTTTGTTTACTAATTTTATCCATCATTGCTGGTGTCAGTTTGCCTTGCCTATAAAGTCTGGCAGTTCTTTTTATCTCTGCTTCCCTTGCCTTTGGGTTCTTAGCTCCAGATACATACTTCTTTGGAACACCACCCTTCGTCTTGGGAACAGGATCAAACCTTCGCATCAATGTTCTTTTACTTCGCATCAGCTACCGATCTTCTTTTGGGTCTTAGAATGTGCGGTAGAAAAAGAATCTCCTTTCATCATCAAGGTTCGCATCATCCTCATATGTTTTAGCGAATGATGTTTCTTATGTTTTTTAAGAGTATCCTCTTGTCGTTTAGTAAGTTTACTCATATTACTTTTTCTTTTTTTTTCCGTTCATTGGTTTCTTTTTCTTTCCGTAATATCCTGGCATGGTTGCTCCTTTCTTTATTTTGGTTTCTCTGGCATAGTAACAGCTTTAGCTTTATCAACTGTATCTACATCTTTAGTTATATCTCTCAACTTCTGTCTATAGGTTTTCCAATCAGCAGACATAGTTAAATCTGACATACCCATCCAATCACACTCAGCAAGAAGGTTAGTTCTTTCTTCACGAATACTAGCCATTAGTCTGTCGTACTCACCATCAGCCCATTCTTTATCTCTAGCTTCTAGTTCTTTGATTTCGTCAGCAGTTAATTCTACTTCCTTACCATTAACCATTTTAGTTTTATAAATAGACATATTTACCTCCTTTCTATTTTACAATTCCATAAACTGTTACTGTTCCAAATGATTCATATTTTGTTGTTGTATGATTTAGTGAACTACCACTTCCACCATTACCTATTCCTAACATAAATGAAATAGTATCGTAAGATGTATTTGCAGTAGCAAGGTTCATACCTATTTCATAATAATCTGTATTTGTAGTTCCATGTAATAATGAATTAAATATTACACACATTGGGTCTGTACTTACTTGTGGATTTAAAACATCACAATACCCAGAAACATACATATCCTCATTTGCTTGAAAATTTTGAGCAAGTGTTCCTATATCATATCCATCACCATATAATACAGCGTGTTGATTTGCATCTGCTTGTGTGTAATGTAATGTATGTTTAATAGTTGTTGAACCTGTTGTACCTACACTACCACTACTTCCAAATCTAAATAATAATGCACCACTTCCAGCATTAGATGTGCTCAGCTTTTCTCTTATATTATAATAAATTCTGTAATTTGTATAAGTAGAAGTAAAAACATTTGCAAAAACAAATCCTTCTGTTGCTTCTGAACCACTTGCTATTGTTGTTGATGATATTTTAACCAAACCACCCGTTGCAAAAGGCAAGGCAGTTACACTAGATAAAGTATTATTGTTTGCTCTAAGTATTGCCATTATTTCACCAATCCATAAATTGCAAAATGTCGCATGACTATATTTCCTGCAGCTATATATATTCTTAATCCATTTACGACATCTGCTATATTACTAACATCTTGTCCGGCTTGAAAAAAACGACCTACTGTAGCTCCATTTGTAGCAGAACCATAATGATACCCATGTATTCTTGTAGCTATTGTTGTACTATTTACATTTGTTAAATCAAATAAAAGTGTGCTTGTTTCTCCTGTTGCATTACCTCCAGCACCTCCTACTTGCATATAGGTTGCACCATCAGCATCATATTCATATGTTGAACTTGTACCAGCACCATTTTCGTAACTATAATCTGTTTCCTTAACAGTACCTCCAACAAAAAATCTTATCCTTGCTCTTTGATTATCAGTAGCCTGAGTATATCCAGCAATAATTTTATAATTATCATAAGTTGAATTTATATATGTGCTATCTATATCAAAGTTTGCTACACCAGATGAAGATGTAGATACCAATAATTTTGCCAAACCACCCGCACTACCAAAAGATAGATTGCCACTACCATCTGTTATTAATGCTTTGTTCGCACTCGGTGCTGTGCTTGGTAATGTTAGTGTATAACTTTGTCCTGCTGCATGATTTGGTGATGCTATCTTTACACCATGAGAGTTTTGCGAACAGTTGAGTTGCAACGTACCATCGGTTGTACCATCTCCTTTTATCTGTAAGCCAGCAGCACTTGACGTTGATACGAAATTCGTCTTAGCATTTGTTACTGTCGCATCTGACGGAGTGCCTATATTTAAAACATCCCCAAAAACTCTGATCTCGTTTAGAACATCGCCTGTGGTTGCTGCCGAACTTAGTGTCAAAATATGGCCATTGATTGAATATGCGGACGCTGGTTGCGGTACACCATTAATAATAACCAACATATGATTTACAGATTGTGGACTAAAGTTTACACCATCCAACTGCATGGTATACGCACTCTGTCCATTAGATAATGTTATAGAATCAAGTACATGGTAAGCACCGATAGTTGGTTGTTGCCCTAGGTATCCCATTAGCTACCATCCTTTGGGTATTTATCTTTTATTGTTTTAATAGTCTTTTTCCAACCATCAATTCCATGGTGATATATCTCATCTAATTGGTCTTGTATTAATGGATATTCTTGTTCTCTTTTATATTGATATTCATTAGGGTCTTTCCATGCTTTTACTTTAGTCCAATCTATAGTAACTTCTTTATTGTCTTTATCTAAAGCTACAATCGTTTTTTCTGTATCTCCATCAATAGTTACAACTTCACTATGTATTGCTCTAATGCTTTTATGATAATCCATTATGCACCTATCTCTATACAAGTTAAACTTGATGCCCCTCTAAAATTATCGTCTGCCACTCTTCTGTTTATGTAAGAAGTATGCCCAGCATTTGTTCTAAAATACAGTTTGTAAGTAATTTCAGAAGTTGTATTAGGCGAATCTAAAAAATTATTTGCCATAGCACCATAGTTATTATTAGAAGCATATGGTTGGTCTGATGAAGCATAATTATAAAGACCACCACCAACACCGAGACCAATGGCATTATATCCACCACCTCCAATATCTCTGTAAGGTGTAAAAAAGAAATGTGATGATGCGTTGCCCCCAGAAGTTCCCACAGCAAACATTACTAAGACTTTACTAGATGTTGCTGATGGAGTAAGTGTTAAAGATAATCCTGTAATCGCTACATCAGATGTAGATGCTGTAGATGCAGTATCAGATTTAAATGCTGATTGCACTTGTAATATTTTACCTCCTACACCACTAGCTAAATCACCACTTGCAATAGTACCATCTGTTATCTTGGCACTTGTTACAGAACTGTCCGCTAACTTCGCTGTCGATATTACACCATCTGTTATATCACTTGCAGTAAGTAATGTAGAAGCTGGGGAAGATCCTAAATAAGGCACTAGGTAATCTCCATAATTGATAAAGACACATCTAATGCAGATCCCGTTGATGCTTGAGCTTTAATAATATCGGTTGTCTGTGCTATAATTTTTTGTCCAGCAAATACCTCTAAGGTTGACGACCCAGGAATACTAACTGCTTTAAGTAAAAAAACATCAGCATTAGTTTCTGTATCTGAAGTATCGCTTGATAATTGAACATCAGCAGTAATAGCGTTTGTTGTTTTGTTTGCCAAAGTCATTCCAAGTAAAACTGTGGTGGTGTTTGACGGAACAGTATAAACAGTTGCAAGAGAGCTATTACTAACACTTGCTTTCGTTTTTACTTTAAATGTATTTGCCATGATTTTACTCCTATCCTAATGCAATGGCTAAACTCGTTACGTCCGCTAAAGATGCTTCTCCAGACGGACCTTGTGGACCTTGTGCTCCTGTTGGACCTTGTGCTCCTGTTGCACCCGTAGCTCCTGTTGCACCTGTTGCTCCTGTAGAACCAGTTGCTCCCGCTGGAATACCTAATGTTAATGTCAATGCTTGTCCAGATAAACTCGCAGAACCCGTAGCACTTGCTCCAGCAGAAAGTGTTGATGTGTTTACTGTAACAGAAGATAAACTTCGATCATGTAAAGTTAAGGCAGTACCATCGGTATCATAACCAATTACCTTATTTGCATTATTAGATGTTGTATCGTTATACGGAACAATCAAACTTGGTGGTGTCGATCCTGTTACAAATTCTGGTAGCTGTAAGGTACGATCTATCTTTTCTTCAAATTGCTGGAGAACCATAATAGTATTATCGAAATCTGTTTCTAACGATGCAGCGGTAAATGACGCTCCTGTCGAGTATGCCGATTCTCTTGATAAAGG